GTCGGGAGGGGAGGGAATATTATAAACTCCCATAACTGATAAGAAATACGCAGAACCCAGTGATTGCAATACTTTTTCGGGGCATTATAGTTTTGTCCCAAAACCCCCTATAAATAACCCTAGTTTTGGGACAAAACTTATGAGACCACAAAAGTATAAGAATTTGGGTGAAACTGAAAGAATGAGAGTGCCCTTATGCAAACAACTTACACGTTTGTGTGATGCATTAGATAAAAAGGCAGAAGATGGATATGATGTCGTTGAGATATTAGATTCATTTATTGAGAGTATCAAGGACATATAAACCTTTCGTTATTCATAGCACTTCGTCATAAGAATTCGTTATACATAAGAGTTCGTTATCCAGTTCGTCATCTCTGAGAGTTCGTTATACATAAGAGTTTGTTGTGCAGTTCGTTATACTATGAGTATAATAATATAACAATACTGTTATATGTTTATCATAAAAACAGTTCGTTATGCCACTCCCCATATGGTTTGCTATTCTGTTCGTCCTGTGCTATACTATTCGTTGTATACAGTTCTGTGTGCTTACTTGTAGTCTCCCTTTCTTATACTTTACATCATTTCTTCGTTTATGCCCACTCCCGGTATGGTTCGTTATTAGAATCAAACAGTGTTACATAAGCACTTATATCGTGCCCGTTCGTTATGCCCACTCCCGGTATGGTTCGTTATTAGAATAAAACAGTAATGAATATAAAATATTCGTAATTGTTCGTTTATTATAATAGACAGTTATTTTATGTTGTTTGTTATTCTTATACCTAACCGTTGCCCCCCCCGGTATATAATTTTAATGGGTCCTTCAAGGCTACACCGAACCGAAAACGAGAGAGTAATTGTCTTTCAAATAAAAAAATTTTTCCAAAAAATTTTTCCAAAAAAGTTAAAACATAAAATTATGAATTACCCAGAAGGAACTATTAAGACAAACACCCAAGGAAACAAATACATCAGAAAAGATGGAAAATGGGTATATATGAAAAAACCAAAAGAAGAAAGGAAAATATCAAAGGAAAATCCCAAAAGAGTTGTTTATAATTATCCCCCCATAAGATTGTCCGAAAATATGAGAGAAACTCAATATCCTGGGTATTATATCACTGAGGACGGGAGAGCATATCGCAAACCTGGAAAATATGATAGGAATGGAAAATACGGAGAAATTAATGAAAATGGGTTAATATATCTAAAACCTGCGTTCAGGGGACACTCAAAATATCCAGAACATCAATATGAATGCATAAACATCTCAATGTATGATGAAACTGGAAAGTATAAACAAATTAAAAAATCAATTCATCAATTAGTTGCGGAAGCATTTATTCCTAATCCTGAAAGACATAGTGAGATATTACACATAGATGGAAATAATAGGAATAATCATTATACAAATTTAAAATGGGGAACACATAAAGAAAACATGGAGATGGTTGGTTTACCAGAAGGGAGTATTAGGAGAGCAAAAGGAAAGTCTAGTGATTATATCAAAAAAGATGGTGAGTGGATTTTAATTCCAAAAAATACACCTCCATGGAATAGGGGATTGAAAGGAGTATCATGGAATACATTACCTGATGGAACTGTTACAACAAGAAAAGTAAATGGAAAACCTGGAACTTTCATAAAACAAAATGGTAAATGGGTTTACCAGACAAATAATCCTAAGTCTAGAGGAAAGAGTTTTAAAGAAAATAAACCAAAAAGAAAACCACTACCCGATGGAACTATTAGAACTCGTGCTGATGGTACTACATGGGTAAAGGAAAATGGTAAATGGGTTTATCAAAAAACAAAAAAATGATATATAATAAAAAATGCCCCTGAAAGAATAATGAGAATTAATTTTGATGATTACGAAAAAGACTTGTTGATTGATACGATACAGCATCGTTTAGATACTGATAAGTTATTGATTATCAATCATAGTTTAAGAGAAGAGATTGAAGATTTACTTCGAAAGATAGAAGAGGATGAATACGTATAATATTTCAGTTAAGGGAAATGAGATATTAAGTCAGGTGCCGCAGAGTGATTTACAGGAGAATCTGAAACTTGTCAGAGGAATTGTATGGACTTCTGGGGGAAATGACAAGGATATTCAAGTATCTCTAAATAAGAATGAAGACCATTGCAATGAATGAGTTGTCGTGGTAAAATAATGTAGTATCGAAAAAATTATTTTATGGCTAAAGGATTTACAGTAAAAGCAAAACTTCCAACAGGACCTGTGGAAGGAGAGTTTAATTTAGAAGCAGCAAAGGAGATGATTCGAGGGAAGTCAATTGTATTTTGTCTTCCAGGACGAGGAGTTTCTTACATTTATCTGAAGAACTTTGTGCAACTTTGTTTTGATTTAGTACAGAGTGGTGCAAGTATTCAGATTAGTCAAGATTATTCGAGTATGGTAAACTTTGCACGATGTAAAGTACTTGGTGCGAATGTTCTCAGAGGTCCCAAGCAAATTCCTTGGGACGGTAAACTGCAATATGATTATCAACTCTGGATTGACAGTGATATTGTCTTTGATACTGAGAAGTTCTATCGTCTTGTTGCAATGGATAAGGACATTGCTGCTGGATGGTATTGCACTGAGGATGGTCACACCACGTCTGTTGCACATTGGTTAGAGGAAGAAGATTTCCGTAAGTCTGGTGGTGTAATGAATCACGAGACATTGGAGACCATTCAGAAACGTCGTAAACCATTTACAGTTGATTATACTGGATTTGGATGGGTATTGATTAAGAAAGGAGTCTTTGAGAGTCTTGAATATCCTTGGTTTGCACCGAAGATGCAGGTATTTGAATCTGGAGAGGTTCAAGATATGTGTGGAGAGGATGTAAGTTTCTGTTTGGATGCAAAAGAGAAAGGATATGAGATTTGGTGCGATCCTTTGATTCGTGTTGGACACGAAAAAACAAGGATTATCTGATAAGTGTCTGGAAGGTCTTTCTTGACCTTCTTTAAGACGTTATGATAGAATGCTTCTGTGAGGGTTTGACGAGTCTTGTAGGAGCATTTTTAATGGCCTGAGAGACTTTATAAAAACCCCCTTGTAAAAACCGTTAGATGGAGAATTGAAAATGGCACAAAAGAGTCGGAAAGATATGAAGATTGAGAGTATTCCCAAGAATACTCGACAAGGTGATGGTAGGAATACTAAATATGCTGCTACGAGTCGCAATGTAGCACGTAAAAAGTATAGAGGGCAAGGACGGTAAATAATGGCTTATCTAAATCACAGTCTTCCAGATTGGTCCTGTTATATTCGTAATGAATTTCTTTTTAATCATAAAAAGGGTCACGGTGAAGTAACTAAATGTGATGTACATTGTGTTGCCAGTATTGAAAAAAGAGTTCCTTTATTTGAGGCATTCCTTGAAAATGGCGTGAATTGGACTCGTAGACCTCTTCACGCCTTTTGTTGGAAATCAGATGCAGAAATAGAACCTCTAGAAGATATTATGTACTGGGACTGCTTTTCTCCGTATGTTGATGTTCAAAAACGTGCTCGTCTCGCTGGATTACAAGCAGAATTAATTCGTCCTGATGGAAGAAAGGTGATTGGAAGTTATATGTTTACTCTTGATTGGTCATGGGAAAATAAAGGAGTCACTGATCTTAATTTTTCAGAGACTCCTGAACATAAATGTGCTCATTTATTCAAGGTAGAAACTGGAAATTACTATGCATATCCAAATAATCGTATTATTTGGTATGATAATGCCTGGACATTTAATAGAATCGACAAAAATCCAGGGTATGAAATTGACTTAACTGTGTATTCGGTTGAAAATAAAAGAAAAATTGAAACATCCGATCATTATATGTACGAAATTAAAAATTTAAATTAAAATAAATAAATTTTTACTAAAGATATTGAATTGAAACAGTTTTCGATGGGCAATCACCTTCTTTTGGAGGTTTATAACGTAGAACACAACCTTTTAAATGATGGTATTGCTCTTCAGGAGGTAATGGAACGTGGCATTCAACGTGCTGGAATGACGATTTTAAATATTTTTCAGCACTGTTTCTATCCTCAAGGAGTTACAATCGTAATTGCACTCTCAGAAAGTCATGTTTCTTGTCATACGTGGCCCGAGAAAGGTTGTATTGCGATAGATGTTTACACTTGTGGTGAAGGAAAACCAAAATTAGTAGCATTAGAACTCTTAAAATATTTTAATTCGGAAAATTATAAACTTCGTCAGTTAGATCGTTAAATAGTTTAAGGAGATAGAAACCTCCTTAAAAGTTCTGTTTTTAACTTTAAAAACAGAGGATCTAAAATGTCATTTTACCAAGTTGATCGAGACAAAAATTATATGAGGGAAATGTGGGGGACCACAAAACTCATTACAGATATCGATCCAGAAAAACCAAAAAGAGTTATTCAAGAAATTATGCACGATTATGCACCAAAGCACAATCTAAAGAAACAAACTGAATTGCATGAACGAATTAGGAATGATAGTGATTATGATGATTGGGATTATGGGACTGAACCATCCTATGGAAAAATGATTTAAAAAGTATTATAGATATATTAAATATACTCATTGTTTAAATGCTTAGTATTTCTAGAAGTTTTAGGGACATTAGTTTGTCTTTTTCTAGACATCCAGTGACGAATGATGTTCTTGTATTAAAAAATGAGGATGCGATTAAAAAATCTGTTATTAACTTAATCAGAACTCGTATTGGTGAGAGGTTCTTCAATAATTTATTGGGAACCTCTGTTGATAATTCTTTATTTGAACTTAATGGACCAGAAGTTTCGACAATACTTGATGAAGAAATTAAAACAGTATTAAGTAACTTTGAACCAAGAATTGTAGTTAGAGAAGTAATGGTTGAATCGATTGAAGATTCAAATGAATTGAATGTAAAAATTTCTTACGATATTGTTGGACTTCCATTTCCTCTTCAAAATATAGAGTTTCTTTTACAACCAACTAGAATATAATGTCCTTCAATAATTTCACCAATCTAGATTTTAATGATTTACGATCTCAGATAAAAGACTATCTGAGATCGAATAGTAATTTCACGGATTTTGATTTTGAAGGATCTAATTTTTCAAGTTTAATTGATGTATTAGCATACAACTCTTATATTACTGCCTTCAATACGAATATGGCAGTCAATGAATCCTTTATTGATAGTGCAACTCTTCGAGAAAATGTAGTCTCCCTTGCACGTAATATTGGGTATGTTCCTAGGTCCAAAAGTGCATCAAAAGCAAAGGTTAGTTTTACAGTCAATACAACAGGTTTAAATTCAAAAACAGTCACTCTAAAGGCAGGAATCGTTGCTTTAGGTGCTGTTGAGAATGGTAATTATATATTTTCAATTCCAGAAGACATCACAGTAGTTGTTGATAATAATGGATTTGCAAATTTTACAGGCATTGATGTTTATGAAGGTTCATATTTAACAAAAACATATACAGTAGATAAATCACAATTAAATCAAAGATTTACAATTCCAAATACTGGTGTAGATTCTTCTACGATTCGAGTAAAAGTTAGTGGTGTTATCACAGAAAAATATGAATCATATTCAAATATCTTTAAAGTAAATAAAAATTCAAAACTTTTTCTAATACAAGAAATAGATGATGAGAAATATGAGATTTTATTTGGTGATGATATTATAGGGAAAAAACCAATTAGTGGAAGTACTATTTTCATTAGTTATATTATTACAAATGGAAAGGAAGCAAATGGTGCAGCAAACTTTACCTTTTCTGGAATTTTAACTGATAACAATAGCACTTCAATTACAAATAATATTTCTTTATTAACTACAATTCAACCATCCGAAAATGGAGATGATATTGAATCAATTGATTCGATTAAGTATCTTGGTCCTAGAGTATATGCTTCACAATACCGTGCAGTGACTGCAAATGACTATAAAGGATTAATTCCATATCTGTTTCCAAATGTGGATACTGTAACGGCATATGGTGGGGATGAGTTGGATCCACCAGAGTATGGTAAAGTTTATATTTCTATCAAACCAAGAAATGGTAAATATCTTTCACAACTTACAAAAGATAGTATCAAAAAAGATTTAAGACAATATTCAATTGCTGGAATTAAACCAGAAATTATTGATTTGAAGTATATGTATGTTGAGATAGACACGACAGTTTATTATGATAAAAGTACGACAATAGATCCAAATAATCTACAATTAAGAGTTACAAAATCTCTAGAGTCTTATAGCAAATCAACTGAGTTGAATAGTTTTGGTGGTAGATTCAAATACAGTAAAGTTTCTTCATTGATTGACAATACAAGTACATCTATTACTTCCAATATTACTAAAATCAAAATCAGAAGAGATTTACAACCAGAATATAATAAATTAGCAACGTATGAAATATGTTTTGGAAATCAATTTCATATTAAAAAATTAAATTCTGATGGTAGGGGATATAATATAAAATCAACTGGATTTACAGTAAAAGATACTAGTGGAACTTTGTATATGAGTGATGTTCCAAAAACTGATGAAATTGGGATTATATTTTTCTTCAAAATGGTTGATGGTCTTCCTGTGATTGTAAACAATAATGCTGGAACGGTAAATTATATGAGGGGTGAAATTAAATTAACTACAATTACATTCACATCATCTACAAGCACTGCTGGTATTGAAATAGAAGCAATACCAGAATCAAATGATGTCCTTGCGTTAAAGGATATATACTTGGAACTAGATACTACTAAACTTAATGTAAGTATGTTGGAGGATGTAATTACATCTGGTGAAAATACTTCAGCAACACAATATGCTGTCACATCAAGTTACGTAAACGGAAATTATACAAGATAAGATGTCTGAAATCAAAAGAGTAAAAATTCAATCTATTGTTGAATCACAAATTCCAGAATTTTTAAATGATGATTCACCACTTTTCAGGGAATTTTTAGAGCAGTATTATATTTCTCAAGAACATCAAACTGGTGTTGTAGACTTGTCAGTCAATTTACAACAATATAAGAGTATTGATAACTTCAATAATGAAACATTTTATACTCAAGCAGTTCCTTGCATCTTAGCAGAAGACGTAACTTCTTTTGATGATATCATTCCTGTCAATCATACAATTGGATTTCCCCGAAAATATGGTTTATTGAAAATTGATAATGAAATTATCACATATACTGGTATTACTACAAATAGTTTTACTGGATGTGTTCGTGGATTTAGTGGAATAGACCAACATTCAAATAATGAATCTTTTGTATTTTCAACCACTGATTCAGCATCTCACACCAAAGCAGGAACAGTAACGAATTTAAATTTATTATTCTTTAATGAAATATTTAAAAAATTTAAAACTCAATTTTTACCTGGATTTGAGGATAGGCAATTTGCAAAAGGATTAAATTTAAAAAATATTTTATCCAGAGCAAAAGATTTTTACATCTCAAAAGGAACTGATACATCCTATAAAATTTTATTCAGCATTCTTTTTGGTAAAGACATTCAAGTTATTAAACCACAAGATTATCTTTTAAGACCATCAGATAATAATTATTTGGTGACTAAAAATATTTTAGTCGAACAGATAGTTAGAGATGAAACATTTAGAGTTAATGATTCTGATTTAAGAAAACAATTAAAAGGAAAAACTATATTTGAAACTTTAAGTAATGGCAAAACTGCTAGTGCTGCTGTTTATAATGTAGAGTATAGACCAGTAGATGATAGAGATTTATATGAAATTTCTTTAGATTCCACTTCTTTTATATTTAATTTTGAACCTACAAAAAAAACAAATATTTCCGAACTTGTCTCTGGAGGTTCTACTTCTATTATAGTGGATTCCACAGTTGGA